AATGGGCTGGCGGACCTTGCGCGCGAACAGCGTGCCGTCGGCGCAGCGCAGGCCGAACTCGGTGATGGCCATGCCGTTGGCCTCGGCTGGCGCCAGCGACCAGGCGAATGCGACCTGGCCGGTTGCCGGGTAGGACACACTGGCGAGCGGTTTCCAGAACGCGCCGGTGAGCGCGGTGTTGTTCGGGGATGCTGCCGCGGTGCCGACGCCGAATCCGATCTGGTTGATATGGCGATTGGCGAAATCGCCGGCGACCAGGCGGGCGAGCTGGTCTTTGGCGCCGTTGACGATGAGGTTGGCGTCCTCGAAGCGCTCGATCAGCGCGCCGTCGCTGGCGCGGAGGATGTCGAGCGTGAAATAGCCGCGCAGGGCGGCGGTATCGGAAAGCACGAAGTTTGGCGTCATGCAGCCTCCAGATAAAAGGTTTCGTCGCCCGTGGCTAGGCGACCGGCGCGGTAGAAACGGCTGCCATCGTAGCGGTGCGCGCCACTGTAGGCGTTGTCGGCCCCGTAGCGATAGCGACCGTCGTAGCGCACCAGGCGGGTAGCGGTGATCGGCATCACGGAATCCTCGGCGACCGGTGCGAACGCGCCGTAACCGGTGGAGCCGTCCGCCTGCGTGGCACCGTCGTAGCGCGGGAGTGCCTGCTGGCGATCGGCATCCGACCATGCGAGCGCCAGCGAGGTGTCTGATTCTGGCGATCCAGCGCGCCAGTGGCTGTCATTGACAGCCCATCCCTGATAGCGGCGGCTGCCGTTTGCCAGCGTGCTGCCGCCGTAGGTGAGCAATACACCCTGGTCGTAGCGGTGCGTGCCGTCGTAGTAGCGCCGCCACGGGCGTAGGCTCTCGCCGCTCCAGGATGCCTCGGACACTGCTGTTTCGCTGGAGGAAACGCGCTCGGAGACGTCGGCGCGGAAATCAAGCCGCGTCAGATGGCGAGAGGCGGGTGCCCATTCGCGCGCCAGATCGGCGATGCGCGCGGCGATTCCGGCATCGAGGCCAGACGTTTCGCCCAGATCGGCCTCGAGCTGGTATTCCGCCCATCGGTGGCCGCCGTAGATGTCGGATCCGTCGGCGTAGAGCGTGCCATCGTAGCGACGCATGGTGCGGCCTTCGATGAGGCGCGAGTTGGCGCCAAAACCGGAAGCTGCCAGCGCCCGTTTGATCGACCAAGGCGTGCCTTTTTTGCGATGCAGCAAAATGGATTCGCGCACCATGCGCCGCTTGTCTGCCTCTGTCGCAGCTGATGACCAGCCATCGACGTGCAAGGCCCATGCGAGCCACGGCAACAAATGCTCAGGGCAACTCTCTGCGCTCCACAGCGACGCGATGGGTACAGATAACTCGCGCGCGCACGCCAACTCAATGGCTCGCTCAATTTCAGTCGCGTTTTTCGGCAGGAGAATGCTCACAACAGCACGCCTCCAATACGAATATCATTGCCCACGCATCGGGCCGCTTGATGTGGCGCAACGCTGAGGTTTTCGGCGGGCTCGATGAGGTCGACCCGCGTCACGCCGACCTGGTGCAGCGCCCGATAGAGACCAGAGAGCGTCACGTCGCGCCCAAGACCAAATTGCTGATCCACATACTCGTCAAGCGCTGCGCGCGCATTGGCCAGAACGACATCGGCATCCGGCCCATTTGCAACGAACAGGTTGGCGCGCACTGAATAGGTGATGACGTCTGCCGCAACAACCGTCACGGTATCGGTCAGAGGCCGAATGTCGTCGGCTGACAGATGCCCATGGACGCGCGCGATCAGCTCGGCATTTGGCACGCCGTTGGGGAATGAATCGCCAACTCGTGCGAGCACAACGACACGCACGATCCCAGGCTCCGGGCTATCTACATGCACGTCGCGCACATCATTGCTGGCTGATAGCGCATGGTAGGCATATGAAAGACGCGGGCCAGCTGTAGAGAACCCCTCTAGCGAAAACTGCGCACGATGGCGCAGACGATCATCGTTTTCTCCATCCAGACGCTCGACGCCGAGCAACGCAACCAGATGATCGAGGTCACTGCCATTGGCATAGGCCAACATAACCGCCCGCGCCGCGTCGTTGATGCGCGCGCGCAGCACCGTCTCGCGCCAGGCGGCCACCTCCAGCAGTTTCACCAGCGGCTCGCTCTCGAGCTGCAACGCCGGCGCAAGCTCCGGCGCGCGCGCCTCTAGATCCGCCTTGAGACTTGCTAGCACTGCCTCGTAGTCGATGGTCTCGACCACGTCAGGCGGCGGCAGGCGGGCAAGATCGATCATTGACATCTCAGTCACCGATCAAAACATCTGCGCTGCCTGTTGCCACGCGCGAACCGCAACTCACTGGATCGCCGATGCGACCAGCGCCACGGCCATTGATCAATACTGAACTGCTCCCTGCAGCCAAGGTTCCTCCATGACATACCGGCCCGCAGCAATGCGATTCCCAGCCATCGCCAACTCGATGAGCTCCGCGTCCATTGATCAGCACGTTTGGACTCGCCTCTGCATTTTGGCGCGGGGGGAAACAGCCGTGCCCGGTGCAGATGTCGTGTAATCGCGCGGCCCCTTGCATCAATTGACCCTCACCATAGGTGCCTGGATGACGATTTCCGCGCCAGCCGTGACCGTCAGGCGCTGCGGCGCGTGCATGAACATCGAATGCGTGTCGCGCTCATAGCGGATAAACCCGCCGTCGTCCCATTGCAACAGCGTGTGCTCCGGGTTGTTGCTCGGAGCGGGGAACACCCCGCCTTGCTGAAACACGGCAGGCACCGCCACCGCCTGCGCCAGATCGCCGGACGGCGCGAGCACCAGACATTGCTCGCCCTCAGCGGGTGGACTCCACACGCGCAGATGCCCAGCCGCCCAGGTTGACCACGGCAGCCATCCGGTGCGCACGGCCGATTCGCCATCTCCTGCCAGCCGCACGCGCACACGGCAGCGCGTTGGGTCGAATTCCGTCACCGTTCCCATGCGGACGACTCCACCCCTGCCCCAGTCTGCGGCATCCAGTGCGAGTGCGTCGCGGTCGATGGTCACGGTCTGCACCTATCAGGCGGCGATGCTCAGTTTGATCACGGCGCGCGGGCGAGTGCAGATCGACAGCGGGTTCGATTGCGCCTCGATCAGCTGCCCCTTGCCGAGCGGCGTGGGCTCGGTCTTGGCATAAAGCGGTAGGCCGATGGTATTGGCCGTCTCGACGTAGTTGGCAGGCGCATAGCGGGTGATGAACATGCCATCAACGCCGAGCGGGAACAGATACGCCTCGTCGTCGCCAATGAACGGCGTGCCGGCGATCGCGCCGCGGTACTGCTCCCAGATGACCCCGCCAAACGGGATGCCATCGCGCGGGTCGTTGCGCAGCATCACGCCACCTTCATAGAACTCATAGCTTTTCTGCACCTTGGCGTGGCCGATGAGTTTGTAGAAAAACTCCTTGCCACAGAACGCGTGGAAGCCGTTATGCGGCTCGGCCCCCAGCGCTTCCTCGACCTTTTCCAGCGCGGCCAGCACCTCGCCTCGCAGGTCGGCGTTGGCGTTGTTCAGACTCATGGCATGGGTGTTTTGCGCGATGCCGAACTCGGTGAACAGGTTGGTGATCACCGTCGTACCGTCGGCATCGAGGATTTGCCCCTTGATCGCCCCGACGCGCTGATACTCGATGGTCGCATCGATGCGGCGGCGCATTTTGGCCAGTCGCCGATCAACGAAGGCGCGCATCGTCTCCACCTCGGACGCCATTCCAAACGCCCGCAGGTTCTGGATGTCATCGGCCGTGATGGTGTCCTGCGTCGGCAGGTGTGTGGTGCTGAAGGTGCGCAACGACCTGGTGCCGCCGCCGGTCGTCACGGGCGTGGCGCTGCGCGACTGGTTCGGGATCAGCGCCAAGGTGTCCAAGTCCTTCTCAACCTTGAACGAGGTAGTGAGAAGCCCCTCTTCCTCGAAGAGGCCAAGGCGGCGAATGCGGCTGGGTAAGGCTGGCGCCTCGTTGATGGCGGCCGTAAGGCTCGACAACGAAAACGCATCGTGGTTGAAAATAGAAGTGTCCATGCAAAAGCTCCTTTGGTATCAAACGCGGGCGCGCGGGTTGATGGCCCGCAGCGCCATGCGAGCCAGATAATCAGACGCAGCAGACGAGTGGGCGCTATCCGTGTCACTCGCCGAAGATGGGACGACCGGGTTGACGGGCGTTACCGCCGTGGCGGCGGCCCGCAGCAGCGCGTCGCGCGCGGCATCCAGGCCGCGCTCACGAGCAAACGGCAGCAGCGCCTCGGCCATCGCGGGCATGCGCGCCGCCTCGCATAGCGTGCGCACGGCGTCGGCAAGATTCACAACGTCGTCATCGGCTGCGCTTTGCTCTTGCGGCTGCGGCGCAACAGGCGTCGGCGCGCTGTCCTGAGCCGGCCGAGAATCGGATGCGCCAAAACCCGCCTGCACTCTCGCCAGCACCTCCGCAGGGATAGCGCAGGCCTGCGCTAACGCCATGGTGAGCGCTGCAGCAGGCTCTTGCTCGCGCAGCGGCTCAACACGGTCGGCAAACCCGGCATCCACCGCCTCTTGCGCCGTCATCCAGGTGTCCTCGGCGAGCATCGAGCGCAGCTCGTCTTCGCCTTTCCCGGTGCGGGCCGTGTAGGTGGCAATCAACGCCGACTCGAAGCGCTCCAGCACGTCTGCCTCGCGGCGCAGCTGTTCGGCATTGCCGGCGGCCCACGTCCATGGTGCATGAACCATCATCAGGGCGTTGGCGGGCATCACGATCTCGTCGCCTGCCATGGCGATGATGCTGGCAGCGCTCGCGGCAATGCCGTCTACTCGCACCACGATGCGCTTGCCATCTTTAGCCAGCCCGCGCAGGTGGTTGAAAATGGCCAGAGCGTGATCGACCTCGCCGCCGCGGCTGTTGATGGTGACCAGCACCTCGCGCGCCGGCGACTGAGCTAGCGCGGCGTCCAACTCGGCGATGAACTGCGCGTCCGTCAGCCCCCACTCGCCAATGTAGCCGCGCACGGCTACAGAGACCGTGCCAGACTCATCGGCTCCATGAATTGCATACCATTTTTTCGGCACCCCATTACCTCCATGGGTTTGGATGGTGCCATGGTCGCGCAGTACGGAATAAATTACCTGCGGCGCTTTGTCAGCCCATCATGGCGTCAGCTCTGGCGGCTGATTTATCGCTCCGCGCGAGAGACCCCGGCATTCATGCCGGGGAGGGATAGCGCGGCACGCGAAGCGTGCCCTTCCTCTCGCATCCTCCGTTTGTCTTGCTATCTTTACACAGACAAAGTATAATGTGTGAATGGAAATCAAGCGAGCGTACAAGTTCAGGTTCTACCCGACGCCCGAGCAAGAACGGATTCTTGCTAAGACGTTCGGCTGCGCTCGCTTTGCCTACAACTACATGTTGCGGCTGCGCACCGATGCGTGGTTCAAGGAGAAGAAGCGGGTCGGCTATCACGAGACCTCCGCGCTCCTGACCGAGCTGAAGAAGACGCCGGAGCATGCCTGGCTCAACGAAGTGAGCAGCGTTCCGGTGCAGCAGGCACTGCGCCACTTGCAAACCGCTTTCAACAACTTCTTTGCCAAGCGCGCCCGGTACCCGCAGTACAAGCGCAAGGACGGCCCGCAGTCGGCAGAATACACGACCAGCGCGTTCAAGTGGGATGGTCGGTCGCTCAAGCTGGCGAAGATGGACGCGCCGCTTGCCATTCGGTGGTCGCGCACGATCCCGAAGGCTGCCAAGGTGACGACGGTCACAGTGTCGAAGGACGCGGCCGGCCGGTACTTCGTCTCGCTGCTTTGCGACGATGTGGTATCGCCGAAGCCAGAGGTCACCGGCAAGGTTGGCATCGACCTTGGCCTAACCCACTTCGCCATCCTTTCTACTGGAGAGAAGGTCGCTGCACCAAACACGTTCCGCAAGTACGAAGCCAAGCTCGCCAAGCTGCAACGGCGGCTGGCGAAGAAGCAGAAAGGTTCCAAGAACCGTGCGAAGGCACGGCTCAAAGTTGCACGACTGCACGCGAAGATCGCGGACGCTCGCAGGGATTTCCTGCACAAGCTCTCCACCCGGCTGATCAACGAGAACCAAGTGATCGCCGTCGAGAGCCTGTCCGTGTCGAACATGCAGAAGAACCGTTGCCTATCGAAATCTATCAGCGATGCAAGCTGGTCTGAATTCGTTCGGCAACTGGAATACAAGGCCCGCTGGTACGGGCGTGAATTGATAGGCATCGACAAGTGGTATCCGTCAACAAAGCGTTGCTCTGATTGTGGATACACCATGCCAAAGATGCCGCTCAGCGTGCGTGAGTGGGTATGCCCGGAATGTGGATCAATCCACGACCGTGACATCAACGCCGCGCGCAATGTTTTGGCCGCCGGACTGGCGGTGTCAGCCCATGGAGAAGCTGTAAGTCCTGTGTGCATGTAAGTGCGCATTGGCTGGCTTCGGTGAAGTGGGAATCCCCCGACTTTAGTCGGGGGAGGATGTCAATGGGATATAGTCTGGCTCGTGCACTGCGCCGATGCGCGGAGCAAAGCCAAGCCTCATATCTGCAGGCGTAGTGCCAGGCGGCTCTGTCTGGCCAACGTGCAGCTCGATGGCAAATTCAACCGTCCAGACAAGGTAACCCTCGAGCTCCGGCACAAAGTCGCCGTCGCTGGCACGCGCCACGCGCACATGTCCGGAATGCCCAGGCAGCGGCCGAAAGGTGCGATCCAGCGCATGCAGCACGTTGGCAGCCAGCACCCGGATCAGCAGGTGCGCGTTTTCCTGCTCAGGCGCCGCGATGATGCGCAGCGCGAATCGGCAATCGATTGCCGTTCGCCCATCGCCTACCTGCTCATCCAGCCGCTCCATGTCCTCCAACGACAGGGCGGCTACCGGCAGCGGTATTCGCTCATCCCAACGCGGGTAGGCAATGACCGACACGCCAGGCGTCGCAGCGCGCAATCGATCAAGCAGCGCTTCGTGCAGTTCGACGATCATCGTGGCTTACGCCCCTGCCCAGCCAATCCGGCCACGCGCATTACCTCGAACCGCAACTCCTGCAGCATCAGCTCACGATAGCGCGATTGCAGGCGAGGAATTTGCTGTTCGAAAGCGCGTCGGCCGATTTGATCCCACTCGACGCGAACCCGCTGGATCGGCAAGCGGCTTTTCGTGGTGCGCTGATAGAGCTTCTCGGCATATCGCCCACGCTTCGGCACGAATGCGTCTGGGAACCGCCTCCCGCGCACCGCGTACCCCTTGCGCAGCTTGCGTGGCGTACCGAGCCGATCTGCCGCCACCGGGTTGAGGCCGAGCCAAACCTTGTACGCATATCCGCTGTCACCGCGGCGCCTCCAGCCTTTGTCATATATTCTTCCCCGCGTCATTTTGATCATCCGGCGCGGGAACTTCGCCTCATCAGCCACCGCGCGCGAGACCTGTGTGTGCATCCAGGACGCCGCTTTTTTGCTGGCGCGGCGCGAGGCGGCGATCAGCCGAGCCTCGTTGAGCGATTGCACGAACTGCCGGAATGCG